CCTCTTGTGTTGTGTTAGTAGGGCGACTATATCAGATAATTCCAGATAGTCTATGTGATTCTTTTTATAGGGGCATAAAGTGGGTTTATGGCATATTCCACCCACACACTCACACACCATCCCAGACCATTGGCAGATAAAATCTACCTACTATTAGTAGCGCAATCAAAAAGAGGGTAACGAATCGTCGCCATTCTGTTAGATATAAACAAAAGTCTGACAAGACGACGCTGGGAATGACCCCACCCCACCCCATTTTTTTTTCGCGTATTTATATATGTCCTATCCACTCACCATCAGGGTATTTTTACCATTCATAAGCATTTCCTAATATACTATGAGCCACATCAAATCATTCAGCGAAAAATCAAATGGCAAGGAATACCTATATACCACACAGGTTGTAGACGGGAAGAAATACAAAATAAAACTTGGCGGCCCTTTTGATACTCCAGAACAAGCAACTTTCGCTTCTAAACAAGCATCAAGACTTTTGGGTGAGTCAAGTTTGCAGGATTACAAAAATTTGGTGGGGGCTATTGCAGACGCTTATGCAAAAAATAACACAAGGGCTATAGAAGGTTACAAAAAAACAACGTCTGCACAAGTTTCGCCAAATTTTGTCGGTGGGAACTTTAAAGGAAAATCTGGTGAAAACGCTAGACAAGGCGATAATACAACAATAACAATACTTCCAAGTCATTCTAATCTGCCAAACCTTTGGAATCACGAAGCAGAACATACTTACTACAGGGACAAAGGAGTAAAAGGTGACGGACTTTTGTCCGAGGCTTTAGGAGGAATACCTGCGGCAGATATTGACCCAAGAATAGATAGCAATTCTCATCTTCTTATATACAACAGACCTATAGATGAAACGAGGATATACCAAAATCCTAAAGTTAGGTTTAATCCAACATTAAGAAACTACCGAAAACTTCCTAATCCTGATTTAGGTACGTTAGACATAGGCTCTCCATTTATGAGATTCAGGGCAGAAGAGTTTAGAAATAAGGTAGAAAATAATCCTGTAGACAACTATCTTAAAATGATATTAAGAAAAAAAGAATATAACAGATGATTACGGAGCAACAAGAAACATTTATTGAGCAGTACATCCTACACGGCAATGCAAGCCGTGCCGCAGAGCAGGCAGGATACTCTCATCCCAAGCAAAGAGGCTACGAACTAAAGAATAAGTTTGCCTCTGAGATTGAGGAACGCACCAAGAAAATGATTAAGGATGCGGTTCCCAGTGCCATGCGTATGTTGCAGAGATTGGCAGAGGAGGCAGAGTCTGAGTCTGTACGTCTTGGGGCTGTCAAGGATATTCTGGATAGGGCTGGTCTGAAGCCCACAGAGAAGATTCAGCAGGAGATTTCTCAGGTGGAGCAGAAGTCTACAGAAGAATTACAGAAAGAGTTAGAGGCTCTCCTGAAGCACTAATGGCTAACTTATTTGATTATGACCCATTGAAGGCTTTAGGCTCTGGTCTCTTGAATATTTTGGCTCCTGCCGCTGAGGCTAACGAATTTAATTTGCCTTTGGATAAAGATACTTGGTATGCGGAGTACCTTCACGGAAAACAAGCGTCTCCAAATGTTGCGGGAAAATACAAGGATGTAAAGGCGGGAAAAAACAGGGTTTTAGTTAGGCTTGATTTGACTGCGAAAGAAAGATCTGGAAAAGAAGATTCAGTTGCAAGGAAAAGCCAAAATTACCCAAAGAGAGGGCCGGGTCTAACTAATATACACTTGTTTGATGAGGATTCTGGAAAATTAAAAACAGAAAGGATAGGGGTCACAAGGGGCGGGGCGTTAAAGGGAAATATTGATTTTGTTGTAGATCAGTCCGCAAGAAACCAAACCTTGAAATCTGGTAGCAAAACAGCCAATACCGGGGTTGTTGGAACTAATTTTCCGAGGATGACGGAAGAGCAGATTAAACTTTTAAAGGAAAAGGGTGTTTCCCTTCGATATAACCCAATGACTCAAAACGCATTTACAGATATTCAGGGAAGAGTTGTAAAACCATTAAAGGGTTATGCTTGGAGCGAGGGTGGAAGAGTTTGGGTTCTGGATGAAAACTGGTCTAGAAAAGGCGTAAAGTTTTATCCAACTTATGAATCTTTGCCAGAACATATTAGATCGAATATAAAACCCGGAGATATGCAATACCAGTTTAAAAATTCTAGGTCTGGAGGGTCTATGGGCGCTCCTCTTGGCAAATGGGAAAAAGACCCTAAAACTGGCAGAAGAATATTTAAGGTAATGTAATGCCCGTCAGAAAGGTCAAAGGCGGTTACAAGTGGGGTAGTAAGGGTAAGGTCTACAAAACCCGTGAAGGGGCGGAGAGACAGGCTAGAGCGGCATATGCCAGCGGATATAGAAAAAGCGGTAGAAATAGCAAGAGAACTTAAGAAGCGAGAGCGGTACGAGAAGATTTCCTTCTACGATCCATACCCTTACCAGCAGAAGTTCCACGCCACAGGATTTGAAAACAATCAGCGCCTACTCATGGCGGCTAACCGAATAGGTAAGTCGTACTGCGGAGCGGCTGAAATGGCCTACCACCTTACTGGTCTATATCCTGATTGGTGGGAGGGAAAAAGATTCAACCGAGCAATTACGGCTTGGGCTGGCGGTGTCTCCAACGAAACGACGAGAGACATCGTACAAGCAGAATTATTGGGTTCCCCTGACGATCCCGAGGCATTTGGTACTGGCGCTATTCCAAAAGATAATATAGTAAAAACGGAAAGAAAACCGGGAGTACCAAACGCTAAGAGCGTTGCACTAATACGCCATGTCTCAGGCGAGAACTCATCCCTACACTTTAAAGCCTATGAAATGGGTGTGGACAAATGGCAGGGTAGGTCTGTGGATGTGGTATGGCTGGACGAGGAGCCTAGCCGAGAACTGTACTCACAGGCTGTGACACGAACCCTTGATCGCCGTGGCATGGTTTATATGACGTTTACTCCAGAAAACGGAATGACCGAGACTGTGGCGGCGTTTATGAACCACATTAAGAAGGGTCAGAGCCTGACAAATGCGACATGGGATGACGCATCTGAGCATATAAATACCCTCAGAGGCAAAGAAGGACATCTAAATGACGCGGTGATGGAGCAGATTCTCTCTGCGTATTCACCACATGAGCGGGAAATGAGAAGGTTTGGCAGGCCGTCTATTGGCTCTGGTCTGATCTTTCCGCTAAATGAAGAAGAATTAATGATTGATCCTATACATATCGAGGATCATTGGCCGCGTATAGCGGCTATAGATTTTGGGTGGGATCACCCAACTGCTGTAGTTTGGTGCGCGATAGATAATGAAAGTGAAACCTTTTATATATATGACTGCTATAGAGCATCAAAAGCCAGCCCCTCTGTTCACGCCGAGATTATAAGGAAACGTCCTTATTTCATTCCCATAGCCTACCCACATGACGGCAATCGCAGGGATAGCATGGGGAATCCCGGTCTGGCAGAACAGTATCGCTCTCTTGGTTGTAATTTTCTGATGGAGCATTTTACTAATCCTCCGGGTTTGGGCCAGAAGAAAGGCTCCAACTCAGTGGAAGAGGGTCTGATGGCTATGCTACAGGCGATGGAGAACGGCAAGTTTAAAGTGTTCTCTACGCTATCGGATTGGTTTGAGGAATTTAGAATGTACCACCGAAAGGACGGCAAGGTGGTCGCCCTTCGTGATGACTTGATGAGCGCCACACGGTACGCATTTCAGTCACAGCGGTATGCAATGTCTGGCTCTGATCCAGAGTGGACGAGTGATATAACCTATAGGAACTACGGAATTGTCTGACAAAGAACAAGAACTGCTAACTAAAGTAAACAGTGAAATCACTGACGCTTTAGGCTATGGCGACGAAATATCAGATCAGCGGGAAACGGCGCAAGAGTATTACTACGCGCTACCGTTTGGCAATGAGGTTGAGGGCCGTAGTCAGTATGTAGATTCTACCGTCCAAGATACTATTGAGTGGATCAAACCAAGCCTGATGAGAATCTTTGGCTCTGGTGACGAGTTTGTAAAGTTTGCCCCGCATGGCCCGGAAGATGTGGCTATGGCAGATCAGGCCACCGACTACGTTAACTACGTTTTCAGCAAAGACAATCCCGGCTGGGAGATTATGTATTCGTGGTTTCACGATGCGCTGTTGTTTAAGAACGGAATTGTAAAAGTTTGGTGGGACGAGTACGAGGAAGCCAAGAGAGAAGAATATCAAAACCTGTCAGAACTAGAGTTTGAGTATCTTCTTTCTGATGATGCTGTAGAGGTTATGGAGCATACCGAAACTGCCGATGAGATGGGTATGTCGGTGCATGATGTTGTTATCAAGAGAATGGGTTATGACGGCAGAATTAAAATTGAGAACGTACCACCTGATGAGTTTCTTATTTCCAGAGAAGCCAAGTCTATACATGATGCTCGCTTTGTCTGCCATCGTGTAAGAAAGACTTTATCAGAACTTCGGGAGATGTATCCCGATCAGGATTTTGGCATTGAGGATTTAGGCGCATCTGATGACACTATGTCCTACAATGCGGAGCGTCTTGCCCGCTATGAGTTTGACCACAGCAGTGAGTATGATCGCGGCTGGGGTGCAAACGACGAAGAGGCACTCCGTGAGTATTGGTTACATGAGTCGTTTATTAAAACGGATTATGACGAGGACGGCATTGCTGAACTGCGAAAGGTATGCAGTGTTGGCAACTACGTCTTTGCAAACGAAGAAGTAGACAAGAAGCCGTTTGTATCTATTACTCCGATTAAGATTCCGCATAAGTTCTTTGGTCTGTCGGTTGCTGATCTTGTAATGGACTTGCAACTGATTAAGAGTACGCTGATGCGTAACCTGATGGACAACGCCTACAACCAGAACTTTGGTCGCTATGCTGTTCTTGAGGGTCAGGCGAATTTGGATGACCTTCTTACGCAGAGGCCGGGTGGCGTGGTTCGTGTTAAATCGCCTAACGCAATTATGCCTTTGGCTACACCTCCGCTTGAGCCGTACTCATTCCAAATGCTTGAGTATCTCGATCAGGTGCGCGAATCACGTTCCGGCGTTAACAAGAACACACAAGGTATTAACGCAGATGCTCTGACAAGCCACACAACGGCCACAGCCGTTAATGCGGTAATGACCAATGCCCAGTCAAGGGTTGAGTTAATTGCCCGTCAGTTCGCGGAGACAGGCGTTAAAGAACTGATGCGTACCATCTACGAATTGCTGATTAAGTATCAGGACAAAGAGCGAGTGGTTATGTTACGAAACCAGTGGATTCCTGTGCGTCCTGACGCTTGGAATGACAAGATGGACTGCACGGTATCTGTTGCTCTTGGCAATGGTTCTAAGGATCAGCAGATGGCGCACCTGTCACAAATGATATCTTTTGCGGCACAGGCGATGCAGGGCGGTCTGCCGATTGTCACCCCGCAGAATATGTACAATCTTGGCGCTTCATTGGTTAAGGCTATGGGCTATCAGAATGTCGATGACTTCCTGACTCCTCCGCCTCCGCCGCAACCAGAACAGCCTACCCCAGATCAGCAGATGGCTATGATGGAACAACAAGCCAAGATGAAAGAACTTGAGATCAAACAAGGCGAACTGCAAGTTAAGATGATGAAAGTTCAACAGGATGCACAAGAAGCGGCAGTAGATGCACAACTAAAAGCCGCAGAACTTGCGCTAGAGAAAGAACAAAACCGAGGTGTGTTGATTGGTGGATAGAGAGAACAGAGCGAAGAACTTACTTAACGACCCACTATATAACGAAGCGTTTGACACACTAGCAGAAGAATTACATAACACTTGGTATAACTCAAGTGTGAAAGATGTCGAGAGTCGAGAACAGTCTTGGCTCAGTTTGCGACTCCTTGAGCGACTACGCCTTCATCTAACCAGTATTGTTGAAACTGGAGAGATGGCGAAGAAGATTAAGGAATACCACATATAAGGAGATTTTTATGGCGGATACCATTGACCCGCGACCCGTTGTACCCGGCAGTGTTGCCGAAGCACAAAATGCTTTTCTAGGACTGATGGAACCTGTAGAGGAGAAACCGGAAGAACAAGAAAGCGCCCCTGCTGAAGATGTTGAAGAGTCTACTGAGGAAACTCAAGACGAACCATTGGAAGAGGATGTCCTTGAAGAAGAAGCCGAAGAAGAATCTGATGATGAATCTGAGGAAGAATCTGAAGAGGAAGAGTCTGACGAAGATGAGCAAGAAGAGGTTGAAGAAGTCTATTCCGTTAAAGTTGACGGAGAAGAGATGGAAGTCAATCTTGACGAACTTATTAAAGGGTACTCCCGTCAGTCGGACTATACTCGTAAAACGCAAGAACTTGCAAGCGAAAGAAATAAGATGGTCGAACTGCAACAGCAGTGGGCCAATGAGATTTCCCAAGCACAAGCGGAGCGTCAGCAATACATAGATGCACTTGGACAATTTGCAGAATTTTCTGTTAATGGTCTAGATAAGTTTAAGGATATTGATTGGGAAAATCTGCGGCAGACAGACCCCATTTCATTCATCACTAAACGGGAAGAGATGCGTGAAGCGCAAGAACAGGCTCAGAAAATGAACGCCGAAAGAGAGAAAGCGCAACAGGCACAAAATCAAGAGTTGGCAAAAATGCGTCAAATGGCTATTCAGGAGGAATACAAACGATTAGTTGAATATGTACCTGAATGGGCTGATACAGAAAAACGCACAAAGTTAGCGGGAGATTTATCTTCTTACGCAATAGATCAAGGATTTACTCAAGAAGAGTTAAAGGATTTGATTGACCACAGGTCTTTGATTGTCCTTATGAAAGCGCAGAAATATGACGCGCTTCAGAAATCCGACATTAAAACCAAGAAAGTCAAAAACAAACCCAAAGTGGTGCGGTCAGGCAAAGGCAGTAACAAAAAGCAAGACACCGCAAGATCAAAACGTATTGCATCCATGAAGCGTCTTAAACAGTCTGGCAAGCCAGAAGATGCGGCTAGTCTGTTTGAGGATTTTGTAGAACTTTAATATAGGAGGCTAACATGGCCGCAACTACTAACACGCGGGAGACTTACGGAGCCGTAGGCATCCGAGAAGACCTCTCCGACATTATCTATAACATTAGTCCGATGGACACGCCGTTTATGAACGGCATTGGCAAAGGCTCTGCTGATAACACTTACTTTGAGTGGCAGACCGACGAACTGCAAGCCGCCGCCGCTAACCGTCAGGTCGAGGGTGACAACCCCGATCCGATTGCTGTGAGCGAGCCGCGTCGTCTTGGCAACTACACGCAGATCAGTTACAAAACTGTGATGACGAGTGGCACTGCCGAGTCGGTTGACTTCGCTGGCCGTCGTTCTTCGCAGGCTTACCAACTGGCAAAACGCGCTAAAGAAATCAAACGTGACATGGAGAAGATGCTTCTCGATGACACCGTGAAATCTGCTGGTGCGGCTATTGGTGGCCCTGCGGCGGCACGCGCAACGGGTGCGTTTAACTCTTGGATTGGTACGACTGCCGCTGGTACGTCCCCGATTCTTGACGGTGGCGCCTCTCCTGTTGTCGGCCTTGTCAACAACGGTACTGGTTCGCCTGCTCCCGGCCCTGACGGTTCTACCGTTGCGGCGGCTGGCACGACCCCTGCTGTTGCCCTGACGCTTGACATGATTAACGAAGTTGTGTCACGCATCTGGGACTTGGGCGGTACGCCTGACATTATGATGTGTTCTGGCGCTCTGAAGCAGTCCATTTCTGGTCTTGGTGCTTCGGTGGTTGCAGACCTTCAGAAGAATGTTGGCGACGGGCAAGCGACTGCGGTTAACGCCGTAGACGTTCTTGTGACGGACTTTGGCACTTTCAAGATTGTGCCGAACCGTTTCTGCCTTGCTAACCGAGTGTACGTCATCGACTACGATCTGTGGTCGCTTGATTACCTCCGTCCCTTCAAAACCGAAACCCTTGCTAAAACTGGCGACAACATCAAACAGATGATGATTGCTGAGTACGGGCTTCGCGCTAAGAATGGTAACGGCAACGGTATCATCAAAAACGTATCGTAAGGTGTATGGTGATGGGGGCTTCGGCCCCCTGATCCTATTATGTTTATATATAATTCAATACCCACAATAGTTGTACAGGATAATGTAGTAACACCAGATGAGTGTCAGTACATTATAGAATTTGCAAAAAGAAAAGGTCTACAAGAGAACAGAGTCAACATAGACGGTACTCAGAAATTAGACCCAATGCGTACAAGCACTGGAACTGTCGCGCAACACAACGAAGATTTAGTTATACACGGCATACTAGAAAGGCTTGCCAGTATTGCTAGAGTTCCATTGTCCCACGCAGAGCCAGCAACAATACAGCGGTATGAGGTTGGTCAAGAGTACAAGCCGCATACAGACGCATTCACAGATGAAGAAAAAGTCCACGATATGTACAACGTGGATCACACGGGCAACCGAGCCGCAACCATTATTTTGTATCTCAATGATTCAGACGGTGGTTCTACAGGATTTCCTTACTTGGGCTTTATGATACAAGCAATACAAGGAAGAATCTTATTGTTTGGAAACCTAGACGAAAACAAGAAAGCACATCCACTATCAACACATATGGGCTTGCCGCCTGATACTGGCGAGAAATGGATACTTACACTTTGGTTTAGAGAAAAGGAATATGTCAGCAAGAAAACAATTAAAAGACGCACTAAAACAAAAAGAGCCAAGAAAGGAAAAGACTAAAAAGCAAAAGCCATTACAAGAGCAGATGGCGGAAATTTGCAGAGGAGAGAACAAGAGATACCATGTCTAAGAAATCAGCAGAGCGGTGGCAAAAGTTTATTCCAGAAGATGACGGCGGATTTACGCTAGAGACTTATCAAGACGTTTCATCTATTCTGGAAAACAACAAGATTGATTACAACAACTACGGAGACAAAAAGACTCCGGGTAAGATGGGCGAAGGTGTACGAGTGGCGTCTATTCCTATTAACGTATGGGAACAGTGGATGAAAGATACCAACGGTATGATCCAGAAAGACAGCAACCTACTCAAGAAATACCTCAACGACCCTGATAACAAATACTTTAGGACAACTCCTACGAGGATTTAATTATGTGGCTATACCAACCTACATTTACTGGTAATAACCAACTGCCTATTATTAACAACCGAGTATGGTTTGCAAGTAAGAACAGTTAATGGCTATATCTAATTACACAGAACTCAAAACTGCGGTAGCAAACTGGTTAGATCGTGACGATCTGACTGACCGCATACCTGAGTTTATTGCACTAGCGGAGGCTCGGTTTAATCGGGTTCTCCGTATTCGTGCTATGGAGTCTAAGCAGACTGCATCTACTGTTGCAGGCCAGCAGAATCTTGCACTGCCTGCACGGTTTGTGCAAATGCGTAATGTACAGATTAATACATCTCCTGTAACCCCAATGCAGTATGTTACTCCTGAGATATTTGACAGACTGTATGGCGGATCATCAAGTGGTACGCCTAAGTTCTATACTGTGATTGCTAATGAGTTGCAGTTAGGCCCGACACCTGACAGCGTACAGACTATTGAGATGTTGTTCTACGAAACATTCCAAGCATTGTCTGACGCTAATCCTACTAACTGGGTAATTACTAATGCACCAGACGTATACCTTTATGGTGCATTGTTAGAAGCAGAGCCGTTTATTATGAACGATGCTCGCGTACAATTATGGGCTACAGCATTTAGACAGTCTATTGCTGACATCCAAGAGCAAGACAACAAGGATCGTCACTCAGGCTCTGCGCTTAGAGTGATGAACACTGGTGGTTATTATTGACCGCTCCTATCACATGGGCGGAAGCCACATCTCCAATATACTGGAGTAATATAGGAATTAACTGGAACTCCCCTGCTAAGGGTGAGTCTCCATCTTTTGCTGTAGATGCTGGATATACGACAGGCGGTACATTAGATATAGGGTCATCGGCATCTTATGGAGTAGACGTAGGCGATACAAAGTCTGGAAGATTAGACGCAGTAGCCGCCGCCAGTTATGCTGTAGACGCTGGATACACGAGTCTTGGAACGCTACAGATTCCTGCGTCTGTTTCTTTTGCTAATAGCATGGGCTATACAAGTTTTGGAATACTAACTAATGCCGTAGCATCTGCAACCTATGGAATACAAAATGACTACAGCGGAGAAGCAAGGCTAGACGCAGTAAGCGCTGTTACATTTGCATTACAGTCTTTGATGACTTCAGATAATGAATTTTTGTGGAACGGTATTACTGACCCATCTACAACTTGGTCTGCTGTATCTGACCCCACAACAATATGGTCTGACGTAAACGACCCAACAACTACATGGACAAAAATTGACTATCCCCATTAAACCAGAAATAAAAGCCGATGGAGGCTTGATTATGCAACACGATACTAACATGGGCCTCGGCCTCAAGAACGTATGGACTATTGAGTGCTACGACTCTGAGGGTAATCTAAAATGGGGCGAAACCAAAAAGAACCTTGTTACCACGGAAGGGCTAAACCACGTTCTGTCCAGCACTCTTGACGGCGGTACGCAGATTACTACTTGGTATGTCGGGCTTAAAGGAACTGGCTCTGCCGCCGCTGGTGATACGATGGCTTCTCACGCAGGTTGGACGGAGAATACGGACTACAGCCAGTCAGTGCGTCAGACCCTTACGCTGGGTACGGCATCTGCTGGTAGCATTGATAACACCGCAAGCAAAGCAACCTACTCGATCAACGGCACGGCTACGATTGCTGGTGCGTTTATTACTAGCGACAATACCAAAAGCGGTACGTCTGGAACACTGTACGGTGTCGTAGACTTTGCATCATCCCGTGCTGTTATCTCTGGCGACACGCTTGAGGTGACTGTCACCCTGACTGCGGCGAGTGCGTAATGGCTGTCGAAAGCGCAAGTTGGGTTACACAATTAGTTGACACTAACCCTGTTGCTGGCGACCCAGTAGGTGAGGGTGACGATCATCTGCGAATGATTAAGACAGTTCTTAAGAACAGTTTTCCATCTACGTCTACTGCGGCAATCATTCCTAATATGTCTGGTCAGGCTAACAAATACCTACAGACTGATGGAACAGATGCGTCTTGGCAGGAGGTTGCTGACAATGCGGCGGCTATGGCGCTGGCATTAGGAGGATAAAATGGCTAACGCATTTAAAAACGCAGGAGCGGCAGTAGCGGCATCCAGAACAGATATCTACACCTGCCCTGCGGCAACAGAGGCGGTTATTCACGCCGTGTATTTGTCTAACGTAGATGGTGTAAGTAGTGTGGATGCAACGGTGGAGGTGTACGACTCATCTGCCACAACCTACTACCACGTCGGCAAGACGCTTCCAGTTCCCGCAGATTCCACGCTTGTTCTTGATAAACCTATCAACTTAAACGCCAGCGACAAACTGACTGTAACGGCATCAGCGGCATCTGACCTTGAGTGTTTCATTAGCGTACTGGAGATCACTTAATGCCATACATGGGTAAAGTGGATGTAAAAGCATCCGACATCAAACGATTCAGCGTAACTGGATCAACCAGCGCTACCCATACTTTGTCTTGGACTGCCCCTAGTGAGCAGGCTCTTATCATCACCATTAACGGTGTAAAACAGCAGGACGGCGCTTACACGATTTCTGGTACGCCTACCACGATTACCCTGTCGTCTGCTTTGGTTGCTACGGATGAGATGGAAGTCATTGGCATTAATGACATTGGTCAAACAAATACTGTAGCGCAAGACTCTATCGTTACGGACATGATTCGTGACGATGCTGTTACTACAGCAAAAATTGCAGACGATCAGATTACTACCGTAAAGATTGCAGACGATCAGATTACTTCAGCAAAACTTGCCAACGCAATAAACATTACTAGCGGCAACTCTCTAACAATCGACAGCGGTGCAACGATTACGAACAACGGAACGGTTAGTGGGTTTCCAAATAACACTCCTGCTTTTATGGCGGGTTGTTACGACGCAACAGGTTATTACAATTTTTCAAACAATGTAAATACAAAAGTTGCATTTAATACGGAACTTCTTGATACAGATTCCGCTTACGATCCAACAACAAATTACAGATTTACAGTACCAACAGGCAAAGGTGGAAATTATTTTATTTCTGCAGGATTGCAGGTTTATAACTCCGTAAACATAACTAATGCTTATATATGGATTTACAAAAACGGTGGCGCAATGGGATGGTCAAGACTAAGCACTTCTTCAAGCATTGGTGGATTTTATATTGATCAATTAATTTGCGAAAGAATTTTTCCTCTTAATGCAGGCGATTATATAGAAATTCGAGTTCAACTCGATGGAGTGGGTAGTAACTATATGCTTGTTGATACTTCTTCTGGATACGGAAGAGCGAATTGGTTTTGCGGATGGAGACTAGCAACATGATTACTTCAGAAGGATTAAAAAAACTAGGCTTTATTCCAAATATCGATTTTATTTTGTACGACGATGGTCAAGGCGTTTACATACGAGAATGGAAAAGCACTTCCCCTCAACCAACGGAAGCAGAAATTGAAACGGCGCACGCCGAATGGGAAGCAAAACACGCCGCAACAGAATACAAACGCCTAAGAGCGCCAGAGTATCCCGCTATTGGCGACCAACTAGACGCAATCCTCAAACATCTTAACTACCGTCGTACACAAGGCGATGAACTAGTACAAGAGATGGACGACATTATTGGTGATTGGCTGGCAGTAAAAGCGAGGTTCCCAAAAAATGGCTAGAACCACTATTCGTTCAGAGGATATTACTTCTGGTGCGGTGGAATTATTTCCAGCAGGCACATCAATGCTGTTTCAGCAAACATCTGCGCCGACAGGTTGGACAAAAGCAACAACTCATAACAACAAAGCATTGCGTGTTGTTAGCGGGTCTGTTAGTAGTGGCGGCTCGGTTGATTTTACAACTGCGTTTGCTTCTAAATCTGTAAGCGGCTCGGTAAACAATACGACTCTTTCAACAAGTCAAATTCCTTCTCATGCTCATAGTACCGCTGGTGGTGGTGGTGGCTCTTTAGTGCAACCTGCTTCCTTTAGTGGTGCAACGCAAAATTTAACTGCTGGAAGCCCTTATTTAACAGGTAATACTGGTGGTGGTAGTTCACACAACCATAGTTTTACTGGAACAGCAATAAACCTTGCCGTTCAATACGTTGATATTATTATTGCCACAAAAGATTAGTTATGAGAATTGAGCCAAAAAATCAATGCCCTCTCAATAACTTTGAGCCATGCAAACAACTTGATTGCTCTTGGTTTCTAAAAATTAGAGGAACTGACCCAAACACTGGTAAAGACTTAGACGATTGGGGTTGCTCAATGTCTTGGTTGCCAATTTTATTAATAGAAAATGCACAAATGAACAGGCAAACCGGAGCGGCAGTCGAGAGTTTTCGTAATGAAATGGTAAAGGCTAACGAATCTAGCCAAAGACTTTTAGTTCATGCGGCGCAAAAAGCAATAGGAGCAAATTAATGCGAGTAACAATTATCGCATCAGATGGTTTTGTATCAATAGATGAAGAAGGCTATGAAGGAATTGATTTATCTTTTATGAATGCAGACATTCATGCTTTGCAATGGTATGGCAACGATGGCGAAATTGAGCGAAAGGATGAACGTGGTCGAATCGTATCTAACGAAGAGATTACAGACATAACCCCTTATCAATCAGCATTAGACTTGTGGCAAGTGGCTAAAGAGAGTGCAGAGCAAGCGGCTAAAGAGAATGCAGAGCAAGCGGCAATAATTCAAGCCGAAATGGATAAGTTAGCCTTGATGGGTGTCAACTAATGGCCTTAACTAAAGTAACCACAGGCACTATTGCCGACGATTCTATTCAATCGTTAAAGAACAGAAACCTGATTATCAACGGTGCGATGCAGGTGGCACAGCGTGGTACGTCAAAAGCAAGTGTTGGACAAGAATATGCAACGGTAGACAGGTTCAGAACAAACGGAACCACCGGCACATTTACTATGAGCCAAGAATCAGATGGGCCAAACGGTTTTTCGTATTCTTTAAAAATGCTTTCAACAGCAAATATTACTCCTTCTGCAGGCGATTTAAAAGAAGTATACGTTTCTCTTGAGGGTCAAAATTTACAACACTTAAAAAAAGGTACATCAGACGCTGAAAATGTAACTTTATCTTTTTATGTCAAATCAAATGTAACTGGAACCAAAACTGTTTACTTATTAGATAAGGACAACACACGTTTAATTTCTGCCAACTACACGATTAGTAGTAGCGCAACTTGGGAGAAAAAAACAATTACGTTTTCTGGAGATACAACCGGTGCTTTTAATAATGACAATGGGCGATCTCTTGATGTGCATTTTCCTATTGTAGCGGGAACTAATTATACGTCTGGAACTCAGGCAACAAGTTGGGCGGCAGACGTAGCAACAAACAGGATTAGCAGTTCAATAACCCAAATCGACGCAACAAATGATTATTGGCAAATCACAGGAGTCCAACTAGAAGTAGGCGACGTAGCCACTCCGTTTGAGCATGAGTCTTTTGGTCAGACTTTGGCTAAGTGTCAGAGGTATTACACAAAATCTTACAACTATGAAGTCTCGCCGGGAACTAACACCAATGTCGGTGGGGTTCATATGCGTGGATCAAGTGCTGATTCAGTAACAAATAAAACGGTCAACGTTTCATTTCCTGTAAGCATGAGGGCAAACCCTACTTACACTCTTTATTCTCTTGGAGGCACTTCTGGAGCGATTTCCGATTGCGGGGTTGGTTTTAGTGAAAGTACTGCTATGACTGGTTCATCAATTAACTCACCACAAGGGACAAAAGGTTTTTCAAGATTAACTTCTGGTACAAGTGTAAACGACACAATTGGTTTGCATTTTGTAGCAGATGCGGAGTTATAAAATGATTATTGAAAATACAAAATGGCAAGTTCCAAAAAATGATGATGGAACAATAGTTCTAAATTCTGAGCCAGAAGGAATAATTGCAACCATAGATGGAATTATTTGCTCGATCCCTCTAGACCCTGCTAACCGCCACTACGCCGCCATTATGGAAATGGTAGATGCAGGTGAACTTACTATTGCTGAGGCTGATGCATGAGTTACATAGGCAAAGAACCTCAATACACAGATTTTCTATCGAAGTTCTTTAACGGAGACGGGACGGCTATGACCGTCACGCTAGATGCTTCCCCACCTAACGAAGCGGCACTACTTGTATTTATCGACGGCGTAAGACAAGACACATCTGCCTACACCGTATCTGGTTACAGTCTTACTTTTACTGGCGCAGTTCCCAGCGGAACTAACAACGTACAAGTAGTTCACTTAGGCATTGCACAAGATACACAAGTGCCTGTAGATGATTCTGTTAGCACTGTAAAGATTCAAGATGATGCGGTTACTTCGGCTAAGTTGGATACGAACATCGCAATAGATGGCGACCTAACTGTAGACACCGATACTTTATATGTTGATTCTACTAACAATAAAGTTGGTATTAGTAACACTAGCCCAAATTCAAAACTAACCATATCTAGTGGCTCTCGTCATGGTCATTTTAATTATGCAAATACTTCTGAAGATGGGGCAATTCCGTTAATTGGCTCTTTTAATAATGCTGATCCATCTGCGGCTACATACGGTTGGGGTTTTTACGACAGCGATTCAACTGGAAATTTAACTTTATATAGGCGTTCTGGTTCTACAACAGGAACAAAGACTGCGGAATTCAACAGAACAAATGGTGATTTTGGATTCGACTCAGGCTACGGTTCAACCGCTACTGCGTATGGTTGCAGGGCTTGGGTGAACTTTGACGGCACTGGCACTGTGGCTATTCGTGATAGCGGAAATGTGTCGAGTGTTACGGATCTTGGGGCTGGTGACTACAGGGTGAACTTTACTACTGCGATGCCTGATGCAAATTATGCACCTGTAAATAGTATGGGAGCGAGTGGCGCCGCTTACCATGTTAGCCGTTCAGTAACATTTCTAACAACTTCTTATCGGTTCTATACGGGTTATGTAAACAGTTTAGGAGGTGGTTTTACAAAGCAGGATTCTCCTTACAATGCCTTCGGGTTCTTCCGCTAATCAGGAGCAAAAATGAACCAACGAATTATTTATCCTACTGATGACGGCGGTGTAGCAGTCATTGTTCCTTCTGCTGAATATCTTTCAAACCACACCATCGAAGAACTAGCCGCAAAAGATGTTCCTGCGGGAAAGTCTTACCAAATTATTGATGAGGCTGACGTTCCTTCTGATCGTACATTCCGAGAAGCATGGGAGTATGCCGAATGATTGTAATCAACATTGACAAAGCCAAAGGCATTGCCCACGAGATTCGACGTGCAAAACGTGCCGAGGAGTTTGCGCCGTATGATGAAGTAATTATGAAGCAGATCCCCGGCAATGACGCAGTAGAAGCAGAGGCGGCACGACAGGCTATCCGTGATAAGTACGCAACGATTCAAGCCAATATTGATTCTGCCCCCGGCGTGAATGAAGTTAAGTTTGTAATTGACAACATATAGAGATTAAACTATGGCACTAGAAAGCGGAACATATGTAAAAGATTTAGTTAGCACCAACCCGCCGGGTACGGATGCTATCTCACAAGGTGATGACCACATCCGCCTTATTAAATCTGTACTAAAGAATTCATTTCCTTCAAACAGTAATGCTCCTATTGTGCCTGATATCTCTGGCAACGGAGACAAATACCTACAGGTAAACTCTGGCGCTACTGCTACCCAGTGGGTTACTCTTGATGTTGATGCGTTAACTCGCCGCAAAGGTGAATTGCATAGATCAAGATTTGAAAAGGTAGGATCAACTACCTTAAGAATTCATTCAGGTGTTTATGATCTTGATGCAAAAGGAAAAAATGTATCTTGGGATTCCTACCTTGACAAGGGGTTAAGTGGTACAAACGGATGGAGATATATTTATCTTGATTACTCTAATATTACTGGAACTACTGTAACTGCTTCTGGGATTTTAGAAAGTGGCACACAACCTACTTATAATGAATCAAAGCATGGCTGGTACAATGGCGATGACCGTTGTATTTTATGCGTTTATGTTTCTGGCGGTTCAATATATAATTTTTATCATGATGGGTCGGATCATATTGAATATCAAGATGATGTAGATCATTCTTTTGTTAAATCTACTAGTTACGTTACTGTAACTGTGCCGCCTCTTGGCTCTGTTGGCAATAGAGGTGCAATTTTTGGTGAGTTTACTTTTAAACTTTATGCGGAAGGAGATGATACCAATAGTGCTACTTTTTATGTTTCTGCGGCAGAGGGGTCTGGTCATTTGTTGGGAACTGTAGAGGGTGGTGACACATCAACAACAGATGAACACGTTTCTGGAAATAAACGTATTGCTTGTTACAAAGCAAATTCAACGACTATGCAAATTTATGTTATTAAAAGCGGTGGATCGGCAAATATTAGTTGCACTACATATACTAACGGCTGGTATTTACCAGTAGGTATGTAAATGCCACTAGTACCATTTGAAAACGTAGGCTCTCTTGGAATTATCCAAGACACGCCTCCGTATAACTTACCACAAGGCGCATGGTCTGACGGCAACAACGTAAGATTCCTTGATAACGGCGTAAAGAAAATCGCTGGTTACAAGGAGGTTATGGCTACCTGTCCGTTTGCCCCGTATTACATTACTCCATACCTTGCGGCTGATGGCACATATTATTGGGTAGCATTTGGTCTTACTGATATTGCAGTATGGGATGGAACGGTATGGACGGATGTAACACGACAAAATACCCTTACTTTAAATGGACACGTTAACAAAAACTCTTCCAGTATTACAGTAGATACTGGCACAGTATTAGATTCTTTGGCTTCTAGCGGAACACTGTTTGTTGGTACTGATACAACAGAAGATGATGATGAAACGTCTGGTAATATATTTGAAGAACTAACCTACTCATCTGTTAATACTTCAACTGGTGTAATTACTTTATCATCTAATAATTTATATCACCATACAGATAACGCTGTTGTTACCCCAAGTCAAACAACAACTACGTCTGATTGGGATTATCAATCTAACGATCAAAGCAGAAAGTGGTCTTCTACTAATTTAAATGGATTGTTAGTCGCTACAAATGGTGTTGATCCACCACAAATGTGGCCTCTTAATGCTGGTATTCCTAATGTTGCAAATCCTTTTATGGAATTGCGTAACTGGACAGCGCCGGGACATTCTTGCAAATCAATAAGATCGTTTAGAACTTTTCTTATTGGCCTTAATTGGAGTAGAACTAACGAAGAACCTCGTTTAGTTAAATGGTCTACTGAAGCGTCGTTTGGTAATCCGCCTTCAACATGGTCAGAAACAGATGCTATTCTTGATGCTGGTGAGTATGAATTGTCAGACACAGAAGGTGAGATTGTGGATGGGTTGCCTCTTGGCGACTCGTTTATGATCTATAAAAACGATTCTATTTATGTAATGAACTATGTGGGAACTCCATACATATTTTCATTTAAATTGTTGTCACCTACTATTGGCGCACTGTCTAAAAATTCTATTGCAGAGTTTGAGGGCGGGCATTTTTTTATTGGCAACTCTGACTGTTATGTTTGTAACGGACAAACAGTAACAGCGCTTCTTCCAAATAAAATGCGACGGGCCATGTTTGATAACTTAGATGGTGATACTTACGAAAGATGCTATGTTGTAGCAGATTACGTTAGAAATGAAATGCTTGCTTGCTTTCCCAGTTCTGACTCAACAACAATTGATAGAGCATTAATATGGAACTGGAAAGACAACACATTTTCATTTAGAGATATGCCGGATGCGGCTCATGCTAATCACGGAATTATTGATATTACCGCTGGTGCAACATGGGATGCTAGTTCTGATTACTGGAACACAGGGTCAGGCGCTTGGGGCGAAAGAAACTACGACAGCGTAAAAGAAAATTTAGTATTTTGTGACATTACAAATACTAAAGTTTATCGAGATAATTTTGGTAACAAAAAAGATACTGCTAATATGACATCGTATGTTGAGCGTACTGGGCTTGATCTTAATGACCCTCAGTCTGTAAAGTTTGTATCTGCAGTGTACCCCCAAATTGAAGTAAGCGGTGACAATACAGTTAACGTGTATGTAGGTAGGCAAATGTCTCCAGAAGGCGGTGTAACGTGGGAAGGGCCAACAGTCTTTAACCCAAACACTCAGTCTAAAGTGTCGTGTAGAGTAAGTGGTAAATACTTTGGTATTAAAGTAGAGTCAACTACAGACATTGATTGGAAGTTACATGGCGTTGCGTTTGAGGTACAACAACGAGGAATAAGGGGATTAAGATCATATGGCTAATGCACCATCAAAAGTAGTAAAGTCTGTAAACCGATGGACTCCTAACCCTGCGCCAGTAAACAACGAAAATCTATCAGACTATTTGTACCACGAACTTAACAGACTGTCTGATGTTCTTTTTAATATTGATGTTATGAGACTGGAGCCTACTCATCGTGACCCATCTTATGACAACGGGAAACCAAGAGCGGGAGATATAAGATATGCGGATGGCACGGACTGGAATCCTAGCGGCAGTGCTGGCATTCATTGGTACAACGGCACTAGTTGGTCTAAACTTTAGTATTGCAGATTATAAATCTACCTTTCTGATTAACGGTGCTGAGTACAGCACGTTGTCATGGCTGGCCCCCGATACGGCTACGGAGAAGTGGACGTTAGCCACTTTAAACAAAATCATTAACAATGGAGATACCTACGCCGATGTCATGGCGAGAAGTACCGCCAAAGACTTTGGATATGTAAATGGAATTGATAGGGATTATTGGCGCAACCGCCTTAACAGGTTGCGTAGTAGCGGCATACAGCCCGTCGTATGGCTCGTTTCAGACGACTCTCCAGACGTTTATAAACTGGGTTTACAGAATCAGATTGATTACCAAAATAAAGTTGTTGATGCGGTTGACGATCTTGTTAGCCATTATGTTGTTTGTCTTGAGTGCGATGAATATTACAGTGCTGGGCAGGTTAACACTCTTATAAAAGAGTTGCGTAAGAAGGGTGTCAACAAGCCTATTGGTGTTCACCTAACCCCCGGAGTCAAGCCAGAATACTATGCCGAAGCAGACGTTATCTACCTCCAAACAGGATTTAATCTTACAGAACAACAGTTCAGAGCCAGCATCGAAGAAGCCCTTCGGATTGGAAAACCAGTTGTCGTATCTGAGTACCACATGGACGGAACGACAGCAAGAGCAAGAGCGTTTGGAGACATTGCTTGCTCGTATGCGGGAGTCGTCGGAACAGGAAACGGAAGAGGTAATACCGTCTGTGGGTCTTTGGTAGAGGACGCAAAAAAGAAAGACGAGTGGGATCGCATACAAGAGTTTGCTAAAAAGAACGAAACGGAACTTATGATGTTTGCTGTACTTCTGTTAGCCGCATATGACAAGTTTGGTTTTGATGAACCACTACCGTTTATGGTGCGATTTAACTACGCTACAGATAATGGATATGAGGTTATGTTGCTTGCCCCTGTCGCTGATGACTTGGATGCAGGTGTAACTTACGACAACAACGGCAGAGTAATGCTGTTTGGGAATAAAAGATTTTGATAGCGGGAATTGTAGACGTAAAGGATGTTCAGCACATATGGCATAAGGTAGAGCCTATGCTTGATAAGGTGTGCAACAGAAGTCAGGGGGAACTACTTGCCAAAGATTATCTGCCATACATTATGGATGGGGATGCTCATTTGTGGGTTGCTGTAGAGGATGGCAATATTATTATATCTATGGTGACTCAGTTTATAGAGTATCCGCAAAAGAAAATTCTTCGCGTCACCGCTATTGCCGGAGAAAAGTTTTCAGAGATTCACGAAAAGTTTAACGATATGTTTGAGTCATTTGCTATAGACAATGGATGCACGGCTCTTGAACTATGGGGTAGAAAAGGATGGAAAAAAATGTTACCAGAATGGAATGATTCATATATTGTTTACACTAAAGAAATAAAAGAGAGGATGCACTAATGGCAGACAGTAATCTCTATGAAAGAGACCCAAACCTTACATTCAGCGAGCCAACCACACCATCTGGAAGATTTGCTAGCGGTATTTTAGGTTCATTGTTAAATCCAATTATTAAACCATCGGCTGACAATCGAAGAAGCGTAGTAGACAACACAGGACAACTGTGGAGAGAAGCGGATGCCGGTAGTGGTATATATTACAAATTCGGAACAAGAGGGTTTGCCTCAGTAAATCTTGGCGCATCTTCTCCTTCAAGCCCTTCAAGTGGCTCAGGAACAAGCGGGGGAAGTGTTGGTTACTCTGAGGGAACTGGTGGAATGTTGGGAGGTGGAAACTTTGACACATCTGGAAACCCCATAGGCCCATACCCTTTTGAAAATGTTTTCTTTCCCCAGTTGACTCAAGCATACGAAAGGCCAGCAGGAAATGACTACAGAAACTTATTTGCATCATACGGATTTACCGGGCCTTTGGCCCAGATGGAAGGCGCTTATGAGCCGGGAACAGTAGAAGGCGCGGCTTTAGTACCCGGCGGTATTCTTGAGTACCAGCCACCAAGACTTAACACTGGACTTCCTACATTTGTTGGTAATCCATATGGATCGTTACAATTACCAGACAATTGGGAGGAACTTCTTACATTAGGAGAAGAGGAGGAAAGAGAAGGCAGTAGTAGAACTTCTGGTAGAAGGGCGGCCAACCATCCAGAGACAAAAAATATTCCCGAAGGTCAAACTTATTCTTACTCAGGGACTAGCGGAATACCAACGGTAACAGGATAATTTAAAAGAGGATATAGATATGGGTGGAGGACAACCACAAGTCGTAACGACTAACACAGCGCCGTGGAAGGGACAGCAAAAGTATCTTCTTAAAGGCTTTGACATGGCTGAACGTATGTTCAACGATGTCCCTAACTACTACCCCGGAGAAACTGTTGCAGGATTTGACCCGCTACAGACTAGGGCGCAGGAAGAGACTATTGGCTATGCGTTAGGCCCAAGAGCGCAAGCACAGCAGGTTGGTGCAGAAGAGGCTTTGCTCAGAGGTCTTGGTGGACAGACAGGATTTACACCTCAACAAACAGCAGACCTTCTCGCCGGTAATGTTCGCACTGGCGCTGGCACTCCTTATCAGGCAATGGCAGATGCGCTGTCTGGTGACGTAGTAAACAGGCTACAGGGTAGCGTACTTCCGGGTATTAGACAACAGCAGGTAATGTACCAACCGGGTGGTTCCAGCCGCGCCGCGCTTGAACAGAATAAGGCTGTCACATCAGCGGTTAAGCAGGGCCTTACGACTCCTCTTGCACAGATGTACAGCAATGCGTATCAAACAGCGCAGGGCATGAGACTGCCTGCCGCGCAACAACGAATCAATCAGCAGGCAACCGCTATGGGTATGTATCCATCCATCATGTCTGCACCTCTTAGTATGTACGGTGCTATTGGTGACATCGGCGCACAACGCAGGGCGCTTACTCAGGCCACTATGGACGCTGATATGGCTCGATATCAGTATCAGGCTACCGCACCTCAACAGGCTTTGGCTAACTACATGAACGCCATTCAAGGCAACTACGGTGGGCAGTCTTACCAGACATCGCCCGGCCCGTCTGCTCTCGATCAGGCCGGTCAGATTCTAGGTCTGGTTGGCACTGGGGTGGCACTTGCTGGCTCTGACCGCAGAATCAAGAACAACATTGTTCCAGAGGGTAGCAAATGGAAGGGCTTGAATGTCTACTCCTTTAACTACATCGGAGATGATACTCCGCGCAGAGGTGTAATGGCGCAAGAGGCAGAGGTTCTTTATCCTCACGCTGTGCATGAAGTTGGCGGCATCAAGTTCGTGGATTACGGAGCAATCTAATGGCTGGTGGTATGCAACCTAATGTCGGTTTAGGCGCTGGTGTTGCGCCTACTAATAACCTTGTTGGCGCTTATAAAATGCCAGATGTTTCTGAGAATATGAGAAGAGCAACAGGAGTAATGGGCATGGGAGATTTACCGCCTGCGACAACAGCCGACCAAATGAGTGAGAGATGGCAGATGTTTGCAGGAGATGAGAGTATAGGCTCTTATAAATACGGAACTTTAGAAAGTGAACGAGACCTCAATATGCGAAGGGCAGGAGGCTTTGAGCCAAAGTTTATAGGCAATCCTGAATCGGGTAACATAAAGGCGGTTGGCAAGTATACGCAATCAGAGGTTGATGAACTTAAAGAAGAGTATAAAAAACAAGAGGAAATACTGGCGGCACAACGACAACAGTTTGCCGAACTTGCGGCAGGTAGCGGAACACCACAGCCAAGAGGCGCTGGCTCTGTAAACGTGGGATCAAGAGGCCCAATACAGATTAACCCTCTTAACCCAGTCGCACAGATAAAACAACCAGAGATTCTGACCGGCCCATTTCTAGGTCGATGGCGTAGGTAGACGGAGATACATATGGATGATTTTGATCTAAGTTCTTTTGATACGTTTGATGTCCAACAGCGTAGGATGGAACTTGCAAACCAACCTGTTAGCGAAGAACTATTAAAGGCTAGAGCAAACACCGAAAGAATGGTGAAGCAATATAACGCCATGAATCTTTTTCTTGGCGCTATGGGCAAAAGAACAGGCGCCCCTATGTCTATGCCTACCTATGACGACAATTCGGCAAGCGTACAGAAGCAAGCGAGTCAGCAGGTCAACAGAGAGTTGATTCAGTCGTTAACCAGATTGCAGGAGCAGATAGGCAGGCCACTCACAATGGATGAGATACCTGCGATTATAAAAAGTTTTAATCTTGGCCCATCCAACATGAAGGCTTTAGAAGATGTTCTTCCATATATTGGTATAACCAGAGAAGAGCAACGAAAGCGTCGTGAAGAATCCAGCGATCTTAATGTAGCCGCCGCATATGACGAGGTAATGCAAACTCACAGAGGTTTGATTGCTGGTGCTGGGCCTGAAACTATAGGCAACAGAATTGAAGAGGCTATTGCTGATATTAATTCTAGAGATGATCTTAGTGCGGAAGAAAAGCAGGCGGCATCAGATCAGTTGTTTGCGGATTTTAAAGATGTTGCCAGCCTTAACAAAGAAAGCCGTAGCGAAATAAGGGCGATCCAGAAGGATCAAGATGATGCTCTTAAACGAGCAAGGCTCACTGGACAGAACGTAACTGTTGCTGAATACATGGACAAGGCTATTGAAAGGGTCAATAACGGGGAATCATGGGAACAGGTTAACAGAGATATTATTGCAAGTGCTAACGACTTTATTTCAAACAAAGAAGTAATGGCATCTCTTCAGAGTCAATTAAAAGCAATCAAGCCAGAGGACAAGAGAACTGCCGCTCTTAAATCTTTTGAAGAGAAACAGGGCATGATTACGGGAGGTGGAATCAGAGGCATTGAAGAGGCAATTCAGATGGAGATTGAATCTCGCAGTCAGAATCCTTTGATGTATAAGTTCACAGGCCCGATGAATGAGGCAATGGCTATCGAGAATGTATTCTACAATCTCAAGATTGCTAAACCAGAAGCCATTAACGAAGACGCGTTTAGAGCGGAGTTTTCCAAGTTTAAAGAGGCGATAAAAAACTTAGAACCGCAAATACAGAAAGATGAAATAATGAAAGCAATGAGAAATGCATCAGAGAAATTGAAACTTCCTGTCAGGCTTCTTCTGTATGTGGTATACGGTAAGGAAGGTTATGAAAAATTAATTAAAGAAGGACGTGTTTAATGTCTGATTACAGAAACCTGTTTCCTTTGGGTACTATCACGGAGGTAGCAACCGAGATAGACAAGAAACAGGATAACGTATACAGCGAGATGTTTAAAGATTTCGCGGGAGCCGCCCTACAGGGTTCTGCTGTTGTAGGATCAACACTTTCGGAGATTCTAGCGCCTCTTGACCAACCTCGTGGATTTGTTGAGGGTGCTAGAAGATCATTATATGAAGAGCCATCCGTAATGGATGAGCGGTCAACAATGGAGCGCGTTATTGAGGGCGGTGTTGAAGGATTTAAAGACCCGCAGTTCCCAGAGGTTCCAATACCAGAGAGGTTTGAAGATACTGGGATAGGTAAAATTGGGAAGTTTGGCGGTGGTCTTTCCGCGTCTATCTTGGAAGACCCGTGGACATATACACCTGCCGCTTTGGTTTCGGTTCCATTTAGAATTGTTTCTTACGCAATGAAGGCTTTGGCAGGAATAAAGCCTGTCAAGTCTGCTCTTGAGTCTGGCCCTGTTACTAAAGTTCTGGAAATGATGAACGTGTACACAGGTGACGCGGCAAAAGCAAGAAAAATTATAAATGACGTAAGGTTGGAAAGCAGGGGTCAGGAAATACTTTCCGAAAGGAACATGGCTGAAACCAATGAATACCTTAGTCAGATGGCTGCTGATGCGGGCGTTGATCTTTCTACATTGAAGGCAGCAATACTGCAGGCGGCAGAGGCTAATGATTTCTCTAAGGTGCAGGCCATCAGCAGGGAAGCCGTACAGTTTGCAGGAGATGAAAGAGCATTTTATCAGCAAATTCTGGAGGCAGAGAGAGCCGCAGATACGCCAACCGCAGACATTATGCGTCGAGCAGAGGAACTTGGCATCGAAGGATATGTTCCTCATGTTCGCAATGATACATTCACCGCTAAAGTAAAAAGGCTTTTGTCTGGAAGCATGGGAGCGCAACAGCAAAGACAAATAGCAGGAACAATCGCAGAGATCAATGCTAGAAAGGGTACTACTTTCTTCATGGATGACCCTGTTGTGTTACGCGCTATGCGTTTGAGGTGGCACAATCAGATGATGCTTGCTGACAGGGCAATGACTAGAGCGTCAAAAGAGTTTGGCGTTGCTGTGGGTAGCACGAAAAAGGGTCAGAATTTTGATCTTAACGGTGATCCCATACCAGATGATTGGGGGGTGTTAAAGAATCACGCATACCCTCCAGAAGTTCATAGAGTTTTAAACGCTCAATATCAATTACTGAGATCTCCAGAAAGAGTAGCAGGGGCCGTTAAAGTATTTGATGCAGTTCAAAATTGGTGGAAGAAATATTCTCTCGCTTCTCGTCCTGCATGGCACTCCAGAAATGCTATCGGAAACTTTTGGAATAACTATTTTATTGGCGGCGTGACAAACCCTATTGTTTACGGGCAGGCCGCCGCTGTGCAGAAAGCAATGCAGGCTAACAAGGGTTCTGTAGTAGAAAGGCTTGATATTATAAGTGGTGCTGATCGCATTGATCCATCTGTTATTGTTGGAAAAACTGGATTGACGAGAGAGCAGATTTGGAATGAGGCTGTTAAGCGCGGCGTGTATGAGTCTGGTATGTATGGTCAAGACTTGGGTCAAGCCGCTTTACGATCATCTAATATTCCTCTTTCTACTGAGTGGTCTGGAATTAACAAAGCATTTGCGGCGGGTAAGACTGTAGAGAACAACGCTAGACTTGCTCTGTTTATAGACCAACTTAACAAAGGCAAGTCTCTTGATGAGGCGGGGGATATGGTAAGAAAAACCCTGTTTGATTATTCTGATCTTTCAGAAACTGAAAGGAAGGTTTTTAAAAGGCTTGTCCCATTCTACACTTGGACACGTAAAAATGTTCCCGCACAATTTGAGGCTGTTTTAAAGCATCCAGATCGAGCGCAGAAACTTAACATTCTCATTGGCAATATGCAGAACGGTGTTCAAAAGATAGACGAGAATGACGTAGAGAAATGGGCTATGAATCAGTTTCCCATATTTCTAAATGAAAAAGACAGCGAGAAATACCACACTTTTGTGACCGCCATGTCTTACCTACCCACGGCAGAACTTGAAAGAGTATTTCAAGACCCAGAAGAAATCAAGAAAATGCTTATGGATATGGGATCGCCTGTTCTTAAAGTTCCCTTTGAATTGTTTACCAATTATAGTCTGTTTAAGGAAGATGTAATTGATTATTCTCAGGGTGAGGAAGAGGCGTTTGGCGCTGGGAAAAGCGGTGAAGGTATATTCCCATTCCGCAAAAAATACGCAGACGGAACAAGGGCTGAAGGTTCACAAGAATTTTTAGGCATAAAAGTTACGCCGAAAGAGAAACACATACTGTCCGCTCTTGTGCTTCTTAGTGAGGTAGACAGGCTTAACCCCTTCAATATATTTGGTGACGTTTCCAGCAGGGAAGAAGAGGATAGAAAATCTTGGGCTGGTGTGGAGCGTCAGGGTCAAGACATTCCAGAGTCTGCTAGATGGTTGCGAGCCATGCTTGGTTTGAGGGTATACAAAAGAGAAAAAGGTTCGGCAGAATTTTCTCATACACTAGATATGGTAAGTACGTTAAAATCTATCGAGGAAAAAATGAAGTCTGCAAAAGCCGCTAGAAACCCAGAAATTGTGAAGCATTTGGCTAAGGTTCTAGAGGACACTTTGGATAGCGCAAGATGAAAGAACTACTAGCCGCGTTTCTTTTAACGCAACAGCCTATGCCTGATGATATGTATGCTCTTGATGTCCCATTCCAACTGGCGTGTACCCCCAGTTTCATTAGCATGATGGAGCATCTTGAGAAAGACTATGGCGAAATACCTATGGTAATGAGCCACATGAGCGTTGATACAACCATTGTATTATTCGTAAACAAAGAGCAAACAACGTCTACCCTCGTGGTTACACGGAACATGAAAGATAGGGAAGAGGCTTGTATTCTTTGGGGCGGTCAGTCAAATGGTACGTCACTTAGCATTAACCCTAACCCAGTGTACCCCGAGGAAAGAACATGACAATACCTACCTATCTACTAGGCGCAATTATATTTGTGATTGGTCAGACTGCCACCGCTATCTGGTGGGCATCTGGTATATCTAATGACGTTGAGTTGTTAAAGCGCGACAGGGATGATATTAGAATGATGGTGGATCATCTGGACGTATTGACTTACAGGATTGAAAGTCTTGAAGCAACAATCGACAGGGCGTTTGGAAAGGAGATGCGTTAATGGCAGTAAAGAAAGATTCTAGGTTGGCAAGGGCTGGTGTATCTGGTTACAACAAACCCAAACGCACACCAAACCATCCCAAGAAATCTCACGTTGTAGTAGCAAAAGAAGGTAGCAAGGTTAAGACGATTCGTTTTGGTCAGCAGGGTGTAACCGGAGACAAGCAACCAACCAAAAGGCAAGCGTCTTTTAAAGCGCGTCATGCTAAGAACATAGCCAAAGGCAAAATGTCAGCGGCTTACTGGGCTGACAAAGTTAAATGGTAAGGAGAATTAAAATGGCAGTAAAGAAAAAACCAGCAAAGAAAATGTTTAAGCCTTGTCGTGGGTGTCCTACTCCTGCGGCATGTAAAAAAATGGGGCGTTGCAAAATGAAGAGCGGTAAGAAATACTAATGCCGGGTAAAGGTTTGTATGCAAACATCCATGCCAAACGTAAACGAATCAAGGCTGGATCAGGAGAGAAAATGCGGAAGCCCGGAAGCAAGGGAGCGCCAACCGCAAAGGCATTTAAAAAATCAGCCAAGACAGCGAGGAAGAAATAATGTGGGAACAAACAGTAAAGAAGTGGAACCAGTTAGGGACGAAACAAAAGATAGTGGCTATCGTGGTAGCCGTCGTACTTCTTGGCATAATCACTGCATAGCATGGTTATTCTTGACCATAGGGATGACAGGGTGCGAGACCCTGAGGGACGCGACGTACAGCGGGACGGGAGCGGCAATCGGTGCGGGAGCCGCAACTGTGATGAGCGGTGGTGTAACTGCTCCGATGCTGGGTGCAGTGGCGGGTGCATCAACGGGGATTGTCCTTGCCGATCTAACGGAGGATGACGTAGTACAGGCGGTACAACGCAAAACATTCTTTACAATTATTGAGGATTTGGTGGAGGTTGCTGGATGGGGGCTGATACTGTTTTTTGTGGGGCCGATAATTCTGGGGTGGATTTTGCCGGGGCCGCTAGAGCGGAAGAAAAAGAACTAGTCATCGTAGAATGGCGTGATATTATAGCAACTTCTGGGTGGGAGCAAGAACCAACTTGCCCCACCTTTTTTAATGTGGGTTGGCTGGTTAGACAGGACAGTGAGGTGATAGTTCTGGCAACGTGTAAAGACCCTGATGACTTTACAGGAGAGTCATCTGATCCTCCTCCTGTTTACTATGGGTTTCATGTTTTTCCTCGCGGTTGCGTTGTTTCTGTTTCTGCAGTTCAGCGTAACGCCACAGAGTAATCCCCTCATTCCTTAGAAATATCTCGGCCCATGTACGCCACTGCCCGTCACGGCACTGGATAGATTTGTATTGATTAACCCAACAAAACCTAGCGAAGTGATACCTTCTCTGTTCGTCCCACTCCTTTTCTTGTTCTTTAGATGGATTCCTCAAGTTGATCTATCCTAATATTGTACATATCAACCAAAGTCATAAACCCATTTGAATAATCCTTAGAACCTTTCCGCCAGAGTTTTGCCCTTTGGAAATACTCCTTTGCGCTCATATCACCACATAGCCAAATATTTTTTGGGTTCTTGTACCATTTACCGCCGCGCCTAATCGTACCGAGCGCGGGTTTTCCGTAGTATCCAAACTCCCCAAACTCCATGCTGATAAAAACATATCTATCAGGTTGTTGATGGGTACTGGTCTTTGCAACTGACACATCATAAAAACCTTTTGGCGGTACTGTGCGCCTCTTTGTTTTCACCTCAATCTTTTCACCATTGTAAATCATGTCGTAATCTTTCTCATCAGCCAACTCAACTCCAAGATGATTGGCTAAAGCAATCTCACCCAATCTTCCTGCGAGATTGCCGGCTCCATTTGTAATGGAGTTCTTGATACCTCCAAGATCATTTGCCCACTGCACTGCTTGGTCTATCATATCCTGATTGAACTTTAGTAATTGCATTACCAATCCTGTATAAAGTTGTTGTGCTTTTTTGAATTCTCTGATTTTGAAAGAAGTTGTAGGTTATGCCAAGTGTGCAGTCCACAAACCAGTTTATTCCCTACTGGTATTATATGGTCTACAGCGAATCCCCATTCCTGAGCCTTTAGGTAAACCAATTTTATCAGTTCATCTCCATCCCAGTTTGGAGTTGCCTCTTTAATTTTAATTTTTCTTCTTCTGTTGCAGTTATTTCTTACTGCCTTACCTTCTGGGCTAGACCTGTACTCTTTTGTATTTTGCGCGTATACATCTGTATTATCAGCATAATGTTTTTTACCGTATTTTCTGTGGTATTCTTTCCACTCTTTTGTTTCTCGTCTTTCCGCTTCTTTCTTTTTAGAACAATCAATACACCTGTAGTGAGATATTTTAAAGTTTGAGGGCCAGATGTTTTTTAGTTCCAAAGAAACTTCAACACCGCAAATATTACAATGTTTTTTCATTTACCCACTCCAGTATACATTCGTCTAACTCCTCTTTAGTTTTAAAGTATCGGTTGTCAACGTGCATATAAGTTAGTTTGTCATCGCTTGCCAGAAAGCACCACCCTTTAGGATGATTTGACCTTTCTACTCTGATGTTTGATCCGGGTATTCTACCAAGATTAAATCCGCTACCTCTTCCCCATTCAATGGACATCTGGGCCTTTCAACTCTGGACTAAAGCCAACCACATTACCTCCAATGTCCTGACGTAACATACGCTTTAACGCTCTCCACATATACTCATGCCCTGCATACTCTGATTGTTGGGCGCAACCCTCAAGCAAATCTTCCATTTCCTCATTGTCAAAAAGTTCGTGATTCATTCCGTCTGTCATCAACTCCAACGCAGAGTCAAAGTGAAACACTATCATAGCAGGTATGCTCATTTAATATTCTTCAACCTTTGGTACAGTGTCTTAGCCGCCATAAATGCTTGAAAGTTTTCATCTATTTCCGTTGACCTGACCGCCTCAAATTTACCCGTGGCTTTATCACACCTAAGTATGTAAGTTGCATCAACTGGTATCCCGTGCATATCTTCAATGGCTTTGGCATACGCCGCAACTTGTAGATGATATTCTGGGTAAACTCTCTTACTCGTTTTCCAATCAATAACACAATATTCTCCATTAATAATAGCCCTTGCATCAACAGTTCCTGCATACTTATATTTCCTGTGAAAGATTTTTTCCTCTGACGATTTCCATTCCACCACATTCTCGCCAACCCAATCTTGAAATGCGTGAATTGCGTTCACCGCTTCTTCTTGTCGTGGCATCTTCGGTATCTCACCGCCTGCAATCTTCCAATTGATTGCCGCTTCCACCCACTCATGGGTAACACTGCCTATGTTCAGCGCGTCGTGAGACTTGCCTCGATAGGCAGACTTGATACCCTTGAGCAGTGGCTCGATAGCCATGCGAGACTTGTACACGTTTGTCTTTTTGGATGACGCATCCTTGTCAAAGAAAAAGTTTTTCTCTAACCAATCAGCGCCAACCTTCAAGGCCCACGGTACAAGAGCAGGCTTTGAGATTACATCCAATATCTTGGTAGCATTAGGTATAATCTCATCGCCCACCTTGTATGAATGGAGTTTGCTGTCGAATAACATCTCGACAACTTCGCCATCATGGTACTCAATCTTCATTAGAAGGGAACTTCTGCAGACCTAGAAGAACTTTTACCAGAGCCGTTAGTAGACATTGGCTCTTCGATACGACCAGAGAACCGCAGTTTGCCAGACTCTTTTGCCCACAATGAAACCCGCATCTTGACACCATCAACCAGTGCATAGCCGGTGATGTCAGGGCGATTCTCATTACCCTCTTTATCGTTTACAAACAGTGAGATGTCTCCATCTTTTTCTTTATAATCACTCATATAATTTCCTATAGTAAGTTGTTGTGTAATCTTCGGTTGGCTTGCTCTGTACGCCATACTTCAATGCGTAGTTCTAACTGCTTGAGTTCCCACCTAAGACGCTCTTCGTTTTCAATTGCAACCGCGACACCCTCAATTGTTTTAGTGACTTCCGGTTGAATCGAAACCCAATTCTCCTTGTCTGCTACGGTCTTGCCTACCGCCTTGCCGAACAGCATGGAGCGTTGAGTCTTTTTAAACTCCGTCAGTTGATACGTTTCGGCTTTCGCCTTCGCATACTGAGGAGCAATCTCTTCTATCTTATCCAGATATTCCTCTACCATTTGATCCATAGTTTTCATAACTCGATTATACCATCATTAAATGCTTTGTCAAGTGTTCGCAGAATAAAGTTCTCCTGCCAGTCCATGAACGCCGCATCCCCTGAGTGCATCTGTGCGTGACATCTAAAACACAGCGGCATGGTTAACCAATCACTAGCCTTGTATCCCATACCACCTGACAGTGGAGCGGCTCGACCCTTTAGATGGTGGGCTACCACCGTACCATCCCTAACCTCACAACCAATACATGGCAGGGTGGCAACCCACTCAAGATAAGCCTTACTCTGTATCCGTTTTGACATACTCATTAATCAGAATGTTAGCATAGTGTACTATCTTTGTCAAATCTTCTAGCGGAGTTCCCTTCTTGTCATAGCGGGAAGCATACTTAACTATATTTCCCGCACAGAAATTGAGATTATTCCGCATGATATACTCGATAGGTTCCACTTCCATCTTGTAATGATTAGGCGTTAGATTCCGCATACACCACTCAAGCATTGCTCTTCAGAGTTATCCTCATAGATCACCCCACGCTTCGCGTGAGCCTCCTCATAAGGCACTGAGGTAATAGGCTGACCACCCCTAGCACCGTCTGGATACACCGTCAGGCCGCGTAGACCGCCTGCGTAGTGACTTATGATACTGGCGAACTTCTCCACCTGATCCTCATTGTTAGTCTCTGTACCCCATGCAGGCATATTCAGAGTAGAACTGATAGCGTGATCCACATACTTCTGCAACTGGAACTGGAATTTAATCCGTCGCTCTGGGTCTGCCGCAAGATCAACAGCCGACTCGATGCTGTCTGGTTTTATTCCTGAGTCAATAAGTCCTTGCGCCGTGCCGTCCACGACAAATTGATGTTTCCATTTTGTTCCATCTGAAAGATAACGTCTACGGTATGCGACTGCGTAGATCGGCTCAACTCCAGAAGTAGTCCCCGCGAGTATGGAGATTGTTCCAGTTGGAGCAATTGCTCGATACCCTTTAGGGCGGTTAAGAAACAGTCTATCGCAATGCTCGTCGGCGGCTCGTTTACTTTCTCGTTCATAGACTTTCATCCATTCTTTAAGTTCATCAACCATCTCGTACCGATAGCCACGCTTCAGTAACCACTCATGCATACCCATCAGTCCGAGACCAATACGACTGTTCTTCTGTCTTGTCTCCCTTACCTTCTCATACGGAAGTTCCGCTCTAATAAGCCCACAAACCAAGAACTTACTAGCAAGCCGTACCACATCACGAAACTCATCAATGTTGTCGATATTAGCAAGATTAACACTACCGAGATTGCAAACATCCGAGTCATCCTCCGAAGTAATCTCAGTACATGCATTGCGTAGCGTTTCATTTTGTTTGTCTCCAAAGTTAAAGGAGAATCCCGGCTCACCCGTCATCATTGCCTGACGTACATTCTTTAGGAACGTCGGGTTCTTCTCACGCTTCAGATCATTCAACCATGAGTCATCGTAGTTCAGACTGATGTTCATCATGTCCAGTGGAGCGGGAAAGTTAAAGTCTGATTGCTTTAACTGCGCGATATTAACATCACCCGCAGGCATATCATGCCAGTTCTTAGCCACCAGAAGATTGGTTGCATCCTCATGTCTCCAGTTTAGCGAACCGTACAGCGCGGATCGTCGTGATCCACCCTGCATGACGTTGCGTCCTACCTCATTCAAGGTGTACAAGAGAGGAATGGGGCCAGATGCCACGCCACCAGTGCGCCGTAGTTGGCGACCAGAGGGGCGACATAGGCTAACATCTACGCCTATGCCACCGCCGGTCATCAGGCAGGACATGGCCCGTTGTGTCACACCAGACCATTCTTCCCGCGTATCATCCTCTAGTCTGAGTAGATAACAGTTATTGTAGAACCGAGCCTCACGGCCTGCATACCAAAGGTATCGCCCACCGGGGAGAAACTTAAAGTCAGAAATTTTCTGTACCAGTTCATCCTGATCGGACTTATCCATCAGATTGTTTTTCTTACCATCGTAAGTACCGCAGACGTTATTGACTACGGTGTGCGCTTTGTCCTCCCAAGTTTCATATGGATTGCCAGCATACTTCTGCTTAAATATTGTCTCGCCTAGTTCAGTTCTAAATTTCATGCCGCTTTATTATACTCCTTTCTCCATTTCTCGATTTCTTTTCCGTACCGTTCTGCCATGATCTTATCATAGCCTTCCGGCGTGGCCCACTCTGCGGGATTTCGCCCACTGTCAAATGCTGAAGGATAGTAGAGATAGCGCCCAACGCCCCACAGGACTGCGGCTCTCTTCAGGGCATCACTAATACCCCCTTTGTCGCCTTCAATGTCAGTGTCACCCGCACCGTCAGACTTAGTAACCCATTTGTCTCCGATTCTGCACGACAGTTTACAGATCATTCTGCCGCCCAGATTTTCGTAGTGCGCCTGCCAACCGTCGATTCCGAACACATCATCAAGCCGGTTCATAACATCCCGCGCATCAATGTAAACCAAGTCTTTACCACCCTTGTAACCTTTACGCCACTTGTGCTGAGTGAAAGGTCGCTTGAGTGCTATCTCCAAGTGCTTCATAATTACTCCTTAATTAGTTTTTCGTGATATCCACCATCCGAATCATACCAGCCATGATACACGTTGTCAACAAGTTTTTTCCGGTGAATAACAAATGGTTTTTCTTCAGTGCCTTCACCCTCGATCATCTCATTCGCGTAGCCAAGATACTTGACAGGCGAAAAGAACTCATCCATAAATGAGCGATCAATCGGGTTCAGACGATTCATTAGTTGTCGCATTATAAACTCCTATAAAGTGTTTGGCATCCATCACTACCAAAGGTTCTAGTCGATTACGTTTTACGAATAGCAAAGGTTGATGGCCCTTTGCATTTGCTTTGGCTTGATTCCAAGCCGACCACAAATTCAGTCTTTCCACATTCTTGCACTCTATGCTGTATGGAAATATAGTTCTAGCGCGTGGAGAAAGTAATACATCTTCTCCGCCTGCTCCCATGCTAGTTGATCTAACATCGTCATCCTCTAGGTCAAAGGCATCAATTAACAGCGACCTTACCCACTGCTGAAGCCTTCTTCCCTTTTGTTTTCCTGATGATGTTTTCATGTGCAAAGTCCGCTAGCCCAGATTCTTGTAGTTTACCTGCGTCACCACCTTTAGCCGGTGTTGGCAGTAAACCTTTTGGTGTTAGTCCGCGAGTATAATAATTCATGGACGCCATGTCAAGTTTTAAATCCAAGTCCATTTCCGCGCCATCAAAATGCCTTGCTTTACAAAGACTTAGGTACGCTTGGTGATCCGGGTCATCATAGGTGCGACCCAAAATGATTACGTTGTCGGCTCTGTTAGTGATGTCTGCTGATCCGGCGATAGCCCACTTGTCGAGTCGATCCTTTACGCTGTTACCCTTACGCGCATGGGCCACTAGAATGATATGAATACCAAGATGACGCGCTGAGTTGGCGATGGCCTGCACCACCTGTTTCTGACCATTCCAATCGTCGCTGTTGAGACTCATGGTCATCAGAGAGTCGATCAAGACCATCTCTACGCCCAGTTGATCTACCGCGTACCGAAGTACAGATATCAGGGCGCGTGGCGTGATTGTGCCGTGCTGATCGTAGAACCAGAGTTTATCCCTAGCCCAGTATGTAAACTGTAACCCTGCGTCTATGTCCGGCTTATTCTGTAGCGACGCCTGTCGCCACATTCTACCGAGTTGCGACTTGGGTGACATCTCAAGCGAGATTGATAGGCATTTCCTACCCTGATCCATAGCAGACAGCAGAATCTGTGACGCAAACAAACTTTTGCCTGCTCCGTTGATGCCTGCAAGGATCGTTATCTCCTCATTACGCAATCGGAATTTATCATCAAACTCTGATAGCGGTAGTTTTGTGCCGGATAAATGCTCATCCAGATTAAAGTAGTCGAGTGTTTCTTGCGTGAAGTCACCAGAGGGTCTTATTTTTCTCTCAACTTCTGTGAGGTTAGCGTATTTAGCAAGGTCTTTTTCGCTGATTTCCATATTCTTGTACCGTATCTCCAGTTTCCGCCGTGGCGGTAGTATTGGTCAAAGGGTTTTCCGCCAGTATTGTAAAACTTATTCCAATCCTGACCTTTAATTTTTGTGATTGATGATGATTCCACCCTGACGGGCTTGTTATGATCGTTGTCTAGAAACTTGTGCGCTACTTTACCAGACATCTTTTGAAGTTTCAAGTAAATATCCCACGCCTGCACCATAGTTTTATCTGATACACTTGGTGATCTGGATAAGACTTTCATTGCCTTCAACGCGCTGTTCATCAGGGAGTCTACCTCTACATCCGCCTGATGGCGAACTGTCGCCACCAGACGTTTGGGTAGATTCTTTAGAATTCGTAATGCTCTTTTCTCTAAGAGTCCCACTGCCGTCGTTTATCCTGTTCTTCGTAATTCATTCTATCTCTTTCCTGTAGTAGAAACAATGCTTTGTTAAGCAGTTCATCCAGTTGCCTTTCTGTGACTATCAAACCGTTGCCGTTGATCTCCAGAATGATTTCATCAATTCCAGATTCGTAGATATCCACAGATTCCACCGGCTCCGATAATATGTCATCAAGTTTTGATTCTGCCAGTCGGTCAATCTCCGCGTCAAAGTCTGTGTCGTAATATGTTTTCATGGTTAATTACCGTAGTTGATGTAGTAGTAGTCTTCTATCTCTGAATGCTCAAGTTTATCAGAAATAAATTCTTCAATCAATGCTACCTTCTCAGGCGAGAGATACTTGTACATTTGGGATGTAAAACTGTTCACCATTTCCCATTCAACATCTTCGATGTTGTCTTTGGTCAAGGAATAAACACTTTCAAACGTATAACTCATTTTTATTCTCCTGTTTTAAAGAAACTCTATTGTATCATATTTTTTGGCTAATGTATATATCTCTAAAGAGATATCCAATCTGGGATAGATCTACCATTATAGGTAAAGTCTAAACCACGGGTGCGCCATTCGTCACGTTTGGCTAACAGGTATCGACGGTAGGCTACCGTGGCATCCTCATGCTTGAACTCATCTGGCATAGCCTGCGCGAATTTTGTGTGTTCAGAGTCCACAGGAATCCCGTCAGGAGCCGATAGCACATGAGGGTATAGGGTGGTATAGGACTTATGGTTCGCCTTGCCACGGGCCACACGTTGAGCGTTAAGGGCTTGCATCAGATCAACAAGCCAATAGTAATTTGCGGTATTCTCACCGGCCCACAGGGTGCAGGGGTGATTCTTGTGGGTTTCCTTATAAATACCGGGAAACGCCTGTCCGTAGCGATGGTATACGGCGCACAACATTTGCGCCGATTCTAAGATCATTTTGGCTTCGTGCCTGTCGCAATGGTGCGATGCACAAATTAAAGGGTCGGTGTCGGTTGCGAAAATGTTCACGTTATTCTCCGAGTAACAATTGTTTAATATCTGCTACAGACCACCCGCTCATGCGGGCCATCTGTGCGATTGTAACAGATAAGTGAGAGTCATAATACTCACAAATTTCATCAGCAGTCCACATCATTCCCATTCTCCTAATGATTCGGGGTTTTCCAGTTCTTCTGGCAAAAGGCCAGTGAGCAACAGTTCGCGCTCATTCGGGTACAGATACGGGAAAGCATTCTGAATCAGAGTGCCATCCCGCCATTTTATAGCGTCCTCATGCGGGTTTCTGCCCCCTACCTGCGAAGGTGTGACAGAGAAAATTCTCTGCTTACCGTCCATAATGTTTCTGCAGAAAAAATGATATCCCGCGACGCTGTGGTCATCATAGAACACGGTTTGGATTCTTTCAAGTGCTTTGTAAATGTTCATTTTGGTATCTCGTTCTCGTTGAGTAGAAATGATAATATCAGTTTGAAACACAATGTCAATAGGTTTTTAAAAATAAATTGCACTTTTTTATCTTTTAACATACTTTTCCTTTGGTATCAATTACTTACGAGTTATAGATAATATATATAGCCTAAAGTAAATTTTTTCCTTGATTTATTCGGGCCATCTGATACAATTCAATTTGAGCGGGTTCAGACTCATAAAAATAGCGGGCCG